ACATTATTTATTAGATTCCATACTAACCCCATATCTCCTCTCGGTGGGTTATCTTGTAACCTTTTTGGCTTTCCATCTTCGCCTCGCACGGCTTCGTAACCTAACGTACAACGGCAATTGATAACATCCCCAGCACTTCCACTTGGGTCGCAAGGATGTAACATTTGCTCAAAACCGCCATTCTTAGTTTTAACATTAAATTTTTCATCGTATGCTACTTTTATACCATCCATGTGATAATGGTCAAACATATCTCTCGGAACTCGTCTTGTTCGGTTATCCCTTGCAGCTATCCACTCTTTCATAGTTACAAGTCCTGTGGATGCCGTGCCTACCATTGAGCCTATGTTCGCCGCCCTTCCTGTTTCCGTTCTTGCTATCATCTCGGCTCTGTAATCCGTTATCCCAGCCGTTCTTAATAGCTTAATTGTTTCTTGCATCGTTAAACCTTCTTCAACTGACTTCATTAAGTATTGTTGAATTTGGTTTTTAGTTGTTTGAGTTATCTCTGCTGCAATATTGTCTAAGCCTTTTAATTCAAGATAAGTTAGCATCACATAAGTAAACAAATCCGTTTGCTTACTTTTAAACTCCTCTGGTCCGTAATAACCTTTAACTGACTTAGATACGTTCTTCTCGGAAATTTGTGCCATCTTAACGCCCATTGCAATATGAACGTTTTGGATGGTCTTTTTTATCTTCTTATCGCTAATAGCGTTTAAATCTTGGGTATCGCAATAAGTATCCACTTGCCTTTGTAGTTCTTTCTTGAACTTAGGTGAGTAGGTTTTTATTGCGTTTAAGTATAGTTTCCTATAATCTTGCCAAATCATTATTCAGGTAGTGTTAATGGTTGGAACTCATCTGGACTTTGTAAACTTGATGGAATATATAATTTTTCCATTTCTGTTTGGTCAATGTAATCAGGAATCTCTAATCCCATTATATCCATCTTTTGCTTAGGTGCAATCCACCACGCTTTATCTAACCATTCTACTTGCTCCGATTTGTTTGCTTCTAATTCTCCATAAACAGATGGGTCGTAATCAACATAAATGTTTGTACCACGATAACCCCAATCAGAATGTAGTTTACGATTTAAGTTATCTCTAATGCCTGTAAGCAAAGGAATAGCACAACGTAAAGTCAATGCCTTCTCTCCTTCTCTTTGGTTGTTGTAAGTTTTGTTATCGCTATCGTTTAAAAGTTGAGCAGGTACTCCGTAAATATTACAAAGTGCTTTCATATCCCACTTCTCACTCTCAATGATATCTAATTCAACAGGACTTAAACCTATTTGTTTCCAATCTACTTTGTAACCACTAACCGCAATTGAATTAAAGTTAGCAGAGCCACCTTTCTCGCTTACTGCCTTTTTAAGTGCTTGTGCTTGTTGTGTTCCACTAATAGGGTCAAAGCGTTCATCATTCATAAAAAGAACTCCAGCTGGACCACCATTCTGGAAAGAAGCAACCGCCGCAGTCTTGGCTTCGTTCGAACGAGTCAAGTTTTTCGCAGCAGCCATCAATGGTGATTGACCATACAATTGATTCCCAGTAGTATTCCATTGTAAGTTTATGTATTTATCTTGTAATATTTCTTTTTTATCAAAGTTCCATAGTGGACCATAATTCAATTGATATCCTGCAATAGTTGGAGGGAAGTTTTGAATGTCCGCTAATATGTACATATACTGTGAAGGCAAAACATACATCTCAAAAGGCTTTCCTTCATTACTACCACCTTCAATCATCTTTGCGTAAATGAAAGAGTTACCTGTGATTAACTTAAAAGCACACCACGATTCTACAAAATCGCCAAATGTATCTTCTTGATTTGGATATTTTAATAACTCGTTTAATCGTGCATCGCCTGTATAAAGTTCAAACGCTTTTTTATGCAGTTTTTGTACATCTTTCCAATTATCAATCTTATCTGGTTGGCTCATTAAAGCCTTGTATTTTTTAGCAGATACTTCATCAACAACTTTGTAAACGTGGAATGGAGCAAGTTTTGCTTTATCTGTAATTAACTTTACGATAGAATAAACAATATCATTAGCCATATAACCATCACGAACAAAGCTAATATTATCTCCACCTTGCCAAGTTATTATCCCTTGTTGTATTGCAACTTGTCCGTTAAAAGGTATCTGTGGTAAAACAGTTGATAGTTTTTGTCTTTTAGTAAAAAAGTCAAGTAATCCCATTATATATGAATTTTAACAAAGTTAGACAATTTATCCTAAAATCAAACTATCTCAATATTTGGTAAGATACCTCTATTTATTTTATTGTAAATGTGGTTATATGATAAATTTGTTGTTTTAGCATATTCACTAATAGAATTATAAATAACACCTGAAGTCAAATCCTTTACCTTTTTATTGTTAGTTTTAACTTGATATCCATTTTTATAAGAATGTAGAGCATTTTCAGACGTAGTTACCCATTCCAAATTATCAACGCAGTTGTTTAATTTATTGCCGTCTTTATGATTTACTACGTTTTTATTTAACGGATTATCTATAAATGCTTGTGCAACTAACCTATGAACAAGTACTTTTTTACAATCAATATCAACAAAAGCATATCTATATTTTTGTTGTTTCAATATCCTTTCTGGGTATTTCTTAGTACCACCCTTGTAAAATGGCACAACTTTACCAAGTGATTTAACGTTACCCATATTAGATATTAGATAACTTTCGTGTCCGATTATTGGCTTATATATTTCATTCATAAGCAAATATACTAAATATATCTAAAAAACCGAAACAGAGAATTTAGGCTTGGTTAAATGCGTAAACACGGCATATCGACAAGCATCCATCAAGTCATCATTTGCCTTTACAGGTTCTTCTATTACGTTATCGTTTTTATCCTTTTTCCATTTGTAAGACATAAACTCCCTTCTTAGGTTTTTACTATTGTAGTGCAAGTTTATTGGATAAGATTTCATCTTTACTATTCCTGCCCATACATCCTTTTGTGCTGGTTTAATGTTAAAGCCTTGTCGGTATAATTCCTCAATAGATTTAGGCTCTGCTGCATCGGCATAGATTGTGGCACGTTCTGGTAGCTTTTCTTTAATCAATCTTGATAGGTCGCTAAGAGTTAATCCGCTTTGATAAACTATTTCCTCAAAGTAGTTCTGTCCTTCGTGGTGCGTAACCTTTATAAGTGCAGCTGGGTGAACATAACCAAAGTCTAATCCATAGAATACATCCCCTTCAGGTGCTTCATCGTATTGCTTCCATTGAGTGTAAATAATTTCTTTTGCTGCTCCTCTTTCTCCTAAGCCGTACACTTTCCACATAAAGTCATCTGGCAAGTCTTTGTATTGTTCAATGTTTTTTATTTGGCTTTCGCTTAAGTTAGTTATGTTGTTTAAGTATGTAGAATGGATGCGCTTGTTCTTTGGGTTATCAGCTACCTCATATACCCAAGAAATAAAGTCGGCTGGATTCCAGTCTAAGAATGCTTGTCCAGTTGTACGAATCAAAAGCTGGTCAAACAATGCCTTACTAATAAGGTTTGCCTCGTTTACGAATAGTATATCCCTTGCTGGTCCTTTTGCTTTGTCAGGGTCTTCAAGACCAAATAACTCAATGTATGAGCCGTTCTTAAACGTATAAATAAAATCGGTATACCTGAAATCCTTTTCATCCCATATTCCCCATTGCTCCATAATACCTTTGAAATCCCTATATACTCCACGCTTGATATGTGGTAAGGAATGAGATACGCACGAAATTCTTGTATTAGGCTTGGTTAAAGCTATGTGGATTAGCAACTGAACAACCGAATAGCTTTTACTTGACCTTGACCCACCTTCATTGCATATTATAGGATAACCATCCTCGTATGCCTTTTTGTTAGCATAAAAGACAGGTGTAGCCTTAATCTTTAATTGGTTGACAATCTGCATCTGGTTCTATTGTGATTTGCACATTACCCTTTATGTCAGCGGTGATGTCGGTTGTTTGTTTAGGTCTGCCCTCTAATCTATCCAAAAGGATTTCATAAGCCTTTAAATCGCCTTTCCTTGCCTTAGCTATGATCTGCATATCTAATTGCTCGGCTATTGTAAACTCCTCATCTTCGCCTGTTACTGGATTGCGTACCTTAGTAACTAACTCCAATAAACGCAAAAGTCTTGTCTTGCTATTAGGCACACCTTTACCCCTTCCATTTGGGTTTCTAACTTCCCCCTTTTGTGCTGGTATTAAATTATGTTCATTTGCCATATTTTCTTATTTTCCTCTAATTATTACAAAGCTACTCCGTTCTTCTTGATAATCAATGAAGGGTCAAGTTTTTTCATTCTATCTACAATTACTTGGCAGTACTTTGGGTCTAACTCCATACCAAAGCAATTACGTTTAAGTTGGTGTGAAGCTACCATTGTAGAACCAGAACCAAGAAATAAATCTATTATTAATTTACAATCTTCTTTATTCAAAAACCAAGTACATAATTCAATAGGTTTTTGAGTAGGATGTACTCTTTTTCTTATATCCTGTGTTTCAGTTCCATATAAACCTGCCCAAAGTTTTCTAATTATTTCTCTTTTATATTTCTTTTTACTCCAACACAATTCAAACATTGAACCTAAATTCCAAGATATACCTTTTCCATTTTCATTTTGTACTTTATCCCATACAAAAAAACAGCCTTCATTTCTATTTGGTATTAAATGAGAATAATAATCTGCACCCCATAAAAAAATATTATCACATTCATGGAATTGTATAAATATATGAGAAGGGTCATAATCTTTATCATCACCTATTATTTTATCATATTTACCACCTTTACCTTTCCATCCATTCTTTTCAGTCTTAATATTACTTAAATCAGTATTTAAATTGATTCCATAAGGAGGGTCGGTAAATACCATATCAGCCTTTTGTCCATTCATTAGCTTTGCAACTTGGTCGCTATCTGTACTATCGCCACAAAGTAATCTGTGTTCCCCTATCTCAAATAAATCTCCTAATACTATATCTGTTTCTGTTCCGCCTTCTGGCGCACTAAATCCATCTTCTTCTGCCTCTAATACGTTTACATCAAAGTTTGGTATATCTAAACCCCATTCGGTTAAGTCTTCTACGTTCCAATTGTTTGCTAAGTCATCCCAATCCCACTCGCCATAGCCTACGTTATCCTTTACTATAAATTCCTTCTTTTGTTCTTCGGTTAGTTCTTTTGCTTGTTTTACAGGTACATCTTTTAACCCAGCTTCAATACAAGCCTTTAGCCTCATATTCCCACCTAAAACAATATTATTTTCATCTATTACAATAGGTCTAAGCTCAAGCATCTGTGGGAAGTCTTGGATTGACTTAACCAGCTTTTTAAACTTGTCATCTTTAATAATTCTTGGGTTGTTTGGATTAGGTTTGATTTCGTTAATATTCATTATCGGTTTTTTGTTGGTGTTCGTATTGAAATAATACTATCTACTTTCTTCTCTAAGTTTTGATATCCAACCCATTTGCCACATTTAGTACATTCAAATTGTGTTTCTTTTATCTTACCAAACCATACATAGCCTTCGGTAAGTTGACCACATTTACAGGTATATAGCTTCTTTCCGTAAGTATCTTTCATTATCTGCCCTGTTTGTTATAAGGTTTAACTGGCTTGTCCTTTGGACCAGATGTCTTTTTGTACTTGCCACACTTTCTTTTGCCAAAGGATTGTTTGCCTTTATTGTCTAATTTAGCCATTATATTAATTTATAATCTTTATGATTAGAATTTATTCTATTTCTAATTGTTGGTCTTGATACGCAAATATAATCAGCACAATCCTGAAATGAATGAAATATTTTGTTTTCTGGTATATATAAAACCTTTTTTGACATTGGGTGTTTATCTCCAACTCTACCTAAAGCTGGTTTTACTATTTTATTTCTTTCACTTAAATATGGTCTTTTAATACCAATATTTACAATTCCTTTTGTTGCTAATTTTATAGATTCTTTATGTTTTTGGGTTAAAATCTTTCCTTTATGTGATTCTGATATTTTTTTAGCAACTATTGGGTCTTTACTTATAGCAATTGTTGGATTTCTAACTAAATTCATTCCATCCTTATTTTGTTTGTTATATGTACCAAATAATCCAATATAAAATTGCTCCCATAATAGCATTTCTTTATAACTTACATCACCTAAATCAATTATTAATTTATAAAAATTATCAAAACCATATTTATTTATTGTATTTGTACAATATCTTTTATCATTTGATTTTATATATTCTTTAAACCTCTTTTTTATATTTTGAGTAGAACCAACATAAGTTCTGCCTTCATTATGGCTTAACAAATCAAAAAAGTATACATATTTGTTACTACTTAGCTTCGCCATATTTATTTATTAAATCTATTAATTCTGCTCTTGTCCATTTCTTTAGCCTATTGTTTACCGCTTCAAACTCCAACTCCTTCACCGCTTTTTCACCAATCCTTTCTACAAGTCCTATTCGGTACATTGCTTGGTTGCCGTGTTTATACATATTGCATCCAGCACATTGTAAATGGATATTCCATTCGTTAAACCTTAAAGCAGAATACCCTTTAACAGTAAAGTAGTGTCCTGCTTGATTACCATTATAGCTTCCGCAACTAATACAAGGTAATCCTTCATCTCTTTTTCTTATGTAGGCATTAACTACCTTTTGGGTCTTTTCTAACAACTTAGGTAAAGGTATCAATGGCATAAAGCAAAATTAGGGTTACTTTTTCAATCTAACAACACATAATCTATCGTTATGCTTGTAGCGTTTTTTGTTTATTGGGTTCATATAGGTCATAATCGTTTTATAGTCAGTACCTAAAAACCTAATCGCCTTTGCTATTGACCTAAACCATATTTCCTCTTTTGTATCTAAATAAATTAATTTAACCTCAATGTTGTTGTCTATTCCTGTCATCTCAAAAATCGTTTTATTTCAAAGTATAAATGTGCAGTTAAATAAATGCAACAAGCTAAAGGAACACTAATAATCGTAAACTTTAGCAATTCGTAAATAAATGTTAATTGTTTCATAATTGGTTTTGTAAAAATAAGTACAAAGTATATCTTTTGCACTCGTTTTTGATAAATATTTCGTTATTTAATTTCTCTAAGTCCTTTGGTGTTTTAGCAGTTACCTTGTAATGTGCTATTATCTTTTTCTTTATTTGGTCAGCTTTCTCTAGACTTAGATTTTCCTTGTTTAGTTCTTTTCGTTTCCATAGTACATCAAAAGCCATTGTATTTAGCAACTCCCAGCCTCTTTTAGAGGACTTATCCCAATTTTCGTATAATGCCTCAATAATTTCATCATCTTGAATTTTAGGTATCTCTACTGGTTGCGGTTCTACATAGGTCTTTTGTCTTACTTGCAAAGCTATCGGCTTATACGCTGCCATCACATCACCAAAGAATTTAGGGGTAAACATAATCGCTTTGTCAACCGATAATTTACCCATTGCGTAAAGTTCAAAAGCTACTCCAAGTTCCTTTAGTTT